AGTTTGCAAGTGATATGAGCGTAGCCACGGGACCCCTTAGTTAATCAAGCAAGCAAACAACTCGACCGCGCCGGTACTTACGTTGGCCGCAGTTTCGATCAACGCAAGGCCGGTAGTCCCGCCCATCAAGTCATAGCCGCTGCCAGCGGTAGGGGGGGACACCTCGGAATACTTATATGTTCCATCATCAAACACACCCGCCGCCGTTGATAACGTAATAGTTACACCCGGCGTATTAAAAATGTCCGAGTCGATACGCTGCCAGATAGTGCCCGAGGGGAACACGCCCGCAGAGGTGGGCTTCTGGTCCGCAACGTAAACACGCACTACCGGGGAGGTTGTAACGGTTGCCGCCGTAAGAAACCGTGCGATAATCCTCACCCGCGTACCGGGACCAATCTCGAACGGGAACGCATTAGCGTTGCTGTACGCGGTCGGGTTGGCAAGGGCTGACGTATCCGCCGCTGTCTCAAGGTCCGCGTGTATGCGTGTCCACACGCCGGTAACGGAGATAGGACACGAAGCACCCGGCCCCGCGTTCAACGGTATCGAACCTAGTTTTACGGGTGCGCCCATAGATGCTCCTTAGTTAAGTAACCGAAAACTGCCCGCGTCTGAGTTAACAAACGCGGACAGGGGAGGAGGGAATATCAGATAGAGAAGAACGCAGCGGTGCCGCGTTCGGTGTTGCTGTTGGGGGTCTGTGCAACGCCTTCACCGATCCAAATCGCACTGACCAACGTTGCACCCGCGCCAGCCGCAATGCTAACGCGGAGGTAACGAGCAACGTTGCCCATCTTGATCGAACCGAGGTAGATGGTGTTATCGCCACCCGTTGCCAGCGGTGCGGTCCACGATGCACTGGTCAAGTCGGTCCACGTTGAGTTATCTACCGACTGTTCAATCTTGAGCGAAGTTGAGTTTGCGGCAATGTTGCCGATCTGCACGATTACGTTAGCAATGCCAACGCCGCCGAGCAACCGCGTATCAAACGCTGTCCCGGCTGTGGTTGTGTTTGCGCTATCAACTGGGTTAATACCAACACGAAGCACCGCATTTTGTAACTGATTCATTGTAACTCCTAACGCGGGCCTTCCCGCTAGGTTTTATTATCTTGTAAGGAAACTCTTTAACGTGTCCGTCGCTTACGCCAAAACCAAGCTGCTGATTGGGCCAACGGTTGAGCCGCGCCCGTCGCCGTGGATGTTAACGTTGAAGCGGATGGTCCCGCGTACCAGAATCGTGTCGGTAGCAAAACCGGCCTCGGTGCTGGTTGCGATTTCCAACTGCTGACGGTCACCGATCATTGAACCGCCGATGAAGTCACCGAAGTAAGCTACACGCTGAGCCGTGGTGCCAGCGGTGGGGAGGACCTGCGTAATCCGGTAGGGGATGCCGAGGTAATAACCGTCGATGCCGAACGGACCTTCCTGAGTGTCCTTGAACTGGCTTGCCGCCGTATCCAAACGCTTAAGCACTTGGAACGCGAACTGGCGTGAGCAACGAAGCTCACAACGGCCCGGCACAACGTTTTCCACAAGACCCATAAGGGTTGTTAAGTTAGTCGCAGTCACCGATGCGAACGAAGTACCCGCAGCGGTTACGCTTGAGCCAGCGGGCAAGCCGTTAGCAAGGCCCGTCTGGTTGCCATAGGTTCCCGAACCGTCACCGAGGAAGTAAGCCTCATCTACGCCCTTCTGTACCGCTTCGGCCATTGACCGAGCGTAATCATCGGCCACTGAGATAGCCGAATCTTGGAACAACTCACGCGAGTACCGCATGAGGACGGTGCCCTTCTTAGCGACGAGGCTTACGTTATCGTAACCGTTATCCTGCTCGCTGATCGTTGCCGCTTCCGCCGTGTAGTTCATGGTTGGAATGGAAGTTTTACGCGGGAACACACCCACATCGCTACTCATCCGTTGTACGTTGGCGGTACGCATCGCAACGCCGTACATTTCGGTCAAGTAGATGAGGGTGCTGTAAAACTCCTGCGGGACCAAAGCACCGCCGAGTGTGTTGGTGAACGTAACACCGGTCTTACGCACGATGCTCTCGTCTGCCTCACGCTGGTTATAGGTGAGTGACTTCGGTACAACGGCCAAACGCATCGAAGCGGTAAACGCTTCGGCGGTATCGGCATCGCTGAACACGGCCTGACCACGCTTGACCTTATCGTTGTAGGCTTTGCGGGCCATCGACTCACGCCCGTTACCGATGCCAAACGTGTGTACACCCTTTGCGGTGTCGGGTTCGACAATCGGAGCGTGCGGTGCATTGGTGCCGCGTACATCGCTGGCGTTCTGTGCGGGTGCAACGGTTACGCTTGCAGCGGTGTTCCATGCCTTCGATACGTCAACCTTGTCGCCGGTTTCCGTAACCAGTTCGATAAAGTTGTCCGCAATATAAGTGTTGACTGATTCGAGGGTGGGCTTAGCATCTGCGTAGCCCGCGCTCTTAAGGGTGTTTACCAGTTGGCGACGATCCATGTTATGTACTCCTGAGTTAACTTGTGTTATGCTCGGGGAGGACACTGGGCAGTAAGCGGGGTTAGGGCTTACGGCGGGATGACTCCGGGTCGCTTGTCATTAAATATTATGCACGCGAAGTCATGCACACCACCACCCGCCTACGAATCTGGAACGCTTCGGCTACCTCGGTGGGTATTTTTGCATCCGAGAACGCCTTGCGTGACTTGTCTTCGGCTTCCTGTATCTGCCTTGCGTCCCCGTTCATAGGTAACGCCGTGTACGAAAGTTCGATTACGCGGGCAGTGCGGATAATGCTTGCGGCCTTGGGGTACGCAACCTTTTCCTGTGCTGTAACCGGTCCGTAGTCCATCGCTTCCATGCCTACGGACGTTGCCAGAGTCCCGGCTTCGGCTAGTGCCTTGCACGCCTTAACGTACGGATTCTCGTGGTTATTGAAGAACTGACCGTAGAACAGAACGCCGTTTGAATCCTTCATAACCTTGCGGGCAAACGCAACCGCTGACAGAATATCGTACTTATGGTCAACGAAGATATTGCGGTTCTTGCCGAAGTAACTGTCAAAGTCCAACCCCATCGGTAATACTACTTCGTCCTCAAGGTCAACGGTCGGGCGCGTAGCATAACACACCACCTCGGACGGTCGGTTAGGATCATCGTAAGACTTGTACCCAACCTTTACCGTTGGGTGCGGGGTCCATGCCCCACCCCACACGCGGATAGGAGCGTCTGCCCGGCTAAGCGTGCCCTCGCGTAGTGCCTTCGCCCGGATGCGTTCGATAAGTTCGCTCATTGTGTAGACTCCAAGATTGCCTCGGGTGATAGATCGCATCGGCAGTTCGGATGCCGCGTAGGTGCCTCTCCTTGCCAAGTTCCGTCGGTTGACGTAAACACGGTACGAATCGGTACGGGTCCGGGGTACCTGTCGGCTATATCCTGACACTCGGGGCATGGTCCGCCCGCAAGCAACCACATCTTACCTTCCACCCCGTTCTGGTCCCATGCTTCGACTTCACCTTGCACAAACGCATTGGCCGATTCGGTACGGGCCAACCGTTCCGCCTGATACGCCGACAGTTCCGGCACCTCTGCCCGTATCGCCGCTATCTGGTCCGCCGTACTACCGCCCTCCACAAACGTGCGTTCTAGTGCGGCCTGTAGCGTCTCTTTCATCGTGCCGTTGACACTTGTCGCCAGTTCCAACCCACGCTCGCGTACGTACGCCATCGCCGGTTCGCTCGCCACGTCAAACGCATCGGACTCATTCAACATAGCGGCCCCAAAGTCACCGCCAACGGTAAGCACTTCGGTTACGTAAGTGTTAACGATCGCCTCGAACGTTGCCATAGCAGCGGGGGGAATGTCGGCTATTGCACCGCCTGCCGTCAGCATCTGCGGGAACGTTGCGTTATACCATGCGTTAAGGTCATTCTCAAATCGCGTAGCCGCCCGCAACGCATCCTTGGGCACGCCCGTCGCCGAGTCCCATTCGATAGCCTTCAACGTAACCTTACGCGGCCCGGCCTTCGTGGTCAGTTCGTACGTGTCGCCTGACTTTCGGCCTCCCTTTGTTCGGCTACCCACTTGAGCGAGTTTAGTACCGTCTGCCGGGGTACACCCGCCTCCAGCCTTGCCGCCTCCGCAACTGCATCGGCTTTTAAGCGACTCCTCGTTCTCTTCATCTTCTCCGCGTATGTCTCCCGTTGCACTCCCTTCGTCGGCTGATTCATCTTCGTCCTCACTTTCTTCTGTTGCCCTTGGTTGCCCACCGCCGAACGCACTAAACATCGGTGCCGGTGCCTCGGTCTGCCGGTACCGTAACGTGTTCTGTTCATCGTCAAGCGGCTCCAGCCCTTGAGCGGCCCGGTACTCATTCGGGTACACCAACCCCGCCGCCTCGCCGGCTAGCAACGATTGCACAACTAGGGCCTGATCTTCCGTTGACGGTTCGTCAAAGGCGAACCACATGGTCCCCGGTTCGATGCCCATTAACGGCAAATATAACTCCGTCATTTCCGACGCGAACGTACGGCAACGCGGGGCAATCGTGAGCCGCATGTACTGCCGGTCGGCTACGGTCGCGCTGGCAAGGTTCGCGGAGTTCAACCGATAGATAGGCTCGGGAATACCCGCCGCGTCATAGATACGCTTCTGTGTCGCCTCCATGCCCTGCGTATATTGCATTTCATGGGGCTTGGCCGCGTATTCGAGTAGTTCGGTATCGCGTAACAACAGAAACGATCCGGCCTTGCCAACCCCCCGCACTTGGCTTTCCAAGTTCGCTTTCATCTGCTTCATTTGCTGATCGTTAGTTTCCTTGCTCGCGCGGAGCACCATGCCCGGCGACCCCCCGTTGTTCCATCGGGCAATCTCGGACTGCAACGCCGCCGCTTCAAGGTCCGCATCAGACAGCACGCTCTGCACCCACGATTGAGCCGCCGCTGGGTGTACCAGAGACGGGAACAGCCGGGTATACATCACCACGTCCGGTTCATAGATCGTGTAGCGGGCAAGGTTACGTCCGTAGAAGTAACCATTGATAAGCCCGTTCTCATCTAGACGCGGCCAACAGAACGCGGTAAAGAGAGGGTAAAGGCTAGTGGGTATGTCATTTGCCCGCTCGCCCGTGTACCAAAACGCACGGCCGGCAGCCTCACGCTGAAAATGCGTAAGCCACATGAAGTTGTGCCCGGTGTAGTCCGGGCAAGGGTTCTGTAACAAGTCAAGTGCCGGGTGGCTAATCACTTCCTCAACGTCACCATCCGCCCGGCGTGCGTACTCCGCTGCCTTGCCTAGCAGGGGTTTGTACTCGCGGCACCCGTCCAGATACGAAAGCGTCTTACGGTCGCGTACCTTGCGTGCGTACGTCTTCGTCGATGCCTTTACCGCACCCGCCCGAGCGTACAGCCGCAAGGGTTGGGCAGTCAGAACCGTCGCATTGATGTTGCAGGCGTTCCAAACGGTACTCTTGAGTGAACGCGCTATTAACTGAGGGTCAATGCCCGTTGTGTTCGTGTAGTAACTACTGGCCGAATCCCCGATAGGTACGCTCGCCCGCGCCCACGATGCAGGTACTTCCCGCTGGTCGCGTGTGTCGATAGCCTTAGCGTCTACAGCCGGTGTTTTGGGGGTTCGCTTTGCCATAGGTTACCACGCTCCTGCACCGAAAGACACGCCTGCCATAGACCGATCTTCTACCTTGCTTTCGTTCGTACTTACATTACCGCCCGCCCAGCCGCCGTTACCGCCGCCGCTTAACCCGTCTAGTTCCACAACCATGTACCGCAACGCATCCGCTGCGTGATCGTGTTCCTTGACGGGTTCTTCCTTCTCGGCCTTCCCGTCTTTCCCCGGTGGGTAGACGTAACTGTCCAGTTCCTGTATTAACCCGGTCGGCTTCTTCACCGCATAAAGCCGCTGGTCAACTTCCACGCTCATGCCTCTGCATAAGTATAGCCTTGGCTTACCATCGCCCTGCACCCTAAACCTTTGTTCGACCGCTTGTATCCCCAACCCTACAGCCTTGCGTGCAGGTTTGGTTACGATGCCCGCTTTGTCAAGCAACGCCCGCTCGCCCGCGTCATGGTCGCTTACGGTCCATAAGTAACTCTCGCCCTCGCTCAATCGGTTAATGTCGCGGGCCAAGTCGGGGATTGTCGCTTGCGTTTTGTATAGTTCGCGGTACACCCATAGCCGCCCGTCTGGATCGACCGCAGCCCATAGGCAAACGAACGGGTTGGTGTAACCGAAGTCGATGGACCGCACGCGCGGCCAGTCCTTAGAGCCGGGGGGCAGTTCGCTTACAACGTGTACATCCTCCGAGAACGCGGAGTATACCAGCCCTTCCGCTGCGGCCCATCGTCCCTCTAGGAAGCGTGCCCGCCTATGCCCGGTCAGTTCGCCTAGTGCCGATAGGTACTCTTGCCCCTCTTTAGTCCAGTCGTTACCATCCCATAGCCTTGGGTTATCTTTATGCGTGGAATGAAACCCACGCATCCGGCCTGAGTCTACCCGGCGTTTCAGCCAGTGGCTAGGGGTGGTCGGGTTGCAGTCGCATATCAACTGGTGGTAAGCCGTGCGTGCATTACGCAACCGGGGGAGCAACGTTTCAATGTCATTCTCCCTGCATTCCGTCGCTTCAAACACCGCAATGCGGTCATACTCGGTTGAAAGAATCCGGTCGGGGTTGTCCAGCCCCGTCACGATCATAACCGAACCGTTTAAATATTCGTAACTGCCCCGCGTCTTACGTTGCATCCCGCGAAGGTTCGGTATCTCATGCACGCCCGCTACGTGTGACTCGAACGTAACTAATACGCTCTCGGTCATGCTAGCGCGGGTCGCTCGCGTCAACAGCACGCGGCACCCCGGGTACTTCAAACAAGTAAGGTGCAACTTCTCCAACACGCCGCGCGTCTTACCCGTGCCCGCACCCGCGTAGACCAACACTTGCCGCTCCTTCGATCGCCACATGTCAAGCACGCCCCCGTAAGGGACGTACGCGGGCCGGGCATCGGGGGGGGACTCATACATCGTCTACCGGGGTTTGCTGCCCGTACAACTTGATTGCCTGCGTAGCCTTGCCCCCGTCTATGCGGTCTAGATCGTCCGCCCGGTGTTCGTCCTTCTGGTTCTGGCCTTCGATGGTTGCCATCGTGGAACCGATGTTTGCAAGCACCTTAGCCGCTGACAGACTTATGTCTGGATCTTGCAAGCAGTTTAACGCCACCTGATTAGCCGCTGCCAGTCCTTCGACAATCGCGTTTTTCACTTCGTCAGTTACCCCACCCCACCGCTTAGGCCGACGGTTGATCTGGTTGCGAACCGCAGCCACGTCTTTCGGGTTGCTCATGTCAAGGCTAGACCCTGCCCCTCCCGAGGCAATCGGGGTATTTGATTCATTCGCGGGGTTATTGTTGCTATCTTCGCCTGTTTGCATCGGTCCTACTTGAAAAACGCCTTTTGGGGAAATACGGTAACGTTTTCTGTGTAACGGTACGAACGAAGTTCTTACGGGTCTAGTGACTTACACACAACGCTACAACCTGTCTAGTGTTCGTATGTTTTCTTTTCCGAACCGGACTCGTCGGTTGGCTAGCGCCAACGATGTTTGTTAAGAAGGGGATCATTCGGAAGGGGATCACCTGACGCTCCAGTTACGCCCGGTGCTACCGGATGCAAATGAGCCTCCCGGCGTGTAAGCGAAGTCCGTTCCACGGTCAAGCGCATCACGAATCGCCGCTGCCAAGTAACTACCGTGGTACTCGGTTTCCGCGTGCAACTTGGGGATCGGTGCCAGTTGGTTGAAGTAGTTAAAGTAACTAAACCACCCTGCCCCGTTTGCCGCTGCTAACGCTTCCACTGCGGTCTGGAGTGACTGGCAAGAGGCAACGCTGTTCATAAACGTTGCTTCCTCGGTGCAACGCCACGGAACGATGAGCATAAATCGAATTGTGCCGGTGGGAAACGCTGCCAAAAACCCGTTGCGAATCTTATCAATGATCGCTTGATAGTTCGTTGACCATGTAGCGGTGACGAGGTTGCCTGATTGCTCTCCTGTGCCGTTGACGTTGTGGCCCAACATAATACATACCGTAACGTCGGCGTTAGGAACTAACACTGTAGCCGCAAGGTACTGCTGCCACTGGGTTTGACTCCAATAGTTACTAGCCCAGTTCTCGCAGTTGGCCCCGGCCCTACCGATTGTGTCAATGCCTAGACCGGTGTTGTCTGAGTTCCAAGGGATCGTGCCCCCTGAATCGCAGCGTGTAACCATCCAGCCGGGGATAAGCAAACGCAACCCGTTTTCGTTGTAACCTGCGGTTGCCCGCATGGTTGCTTGGATGTAATGATCGTTTAGGTTGCCCGAGGTGCTAGTCTGGTATCCGCCCCCGTCCGCGTGTGGGGCTGTCCAGTCTGTTGCGACGATAGTTTCCGTTGCGGGAATCGTGCATGTATTAAACGCTGACAGGGTTGAAGTTGTAAGCCCGCACCGGCGTGATGCCGTGTCGATTTGCAACCATCCGCCCGATGATTGGGCCTGAATGAGCAACCGTGTTTTAATGTGTGTGTTGCTTCCGCCTGTCGAGTGATACCAAGGCCGATTGTTACCGTTACTTAAGTTCCACGGATACGCCAAGTTTGCGTTCGTCGCACTGTTGTTTGACTGCATCCGCTGCAACTGCATCCCCTGAAACACGCCATTAGTCATGTCAAAGTTATCGGCAAGGTTAATGCCGGGTATCAAACGCGACGCTTCGCGTCCTAATACCGGCGTTCCTGAACCGTAGTTGAACTCCGTATTGGATGCACCTATCGTAGTTGTTACCATGTCCGTGCTGGTCGGAAGATAACCAGCCGTGTAGAACATCGTTTGGGCCTGTGATGCTGACGCTCCCGGCCCGACCATGTAGTGCGGATTGAGGTGGTAAAGCACCCGGCGCATGAGCATATCAACCGTTGGGGCTTTAAGCCTAAACGTATGTTGCGAATCACCCAACCAGAGCATGTGGGTTTTGCCGCCCATAATCTTGGCAGCAACCGAACGAAATGCACCGCCCGTAAAGTTTGGCATTACTCGATCCCTTCGTAACAAGCGTTCCACGCCGCATAAGCAACGGTCCTACACGCTTCGTAACCAGCCCCTCCATCGGGGTAGGTAGTCCGGCACCCCTGCAAGTCACGCGACAGATACGCCTCGCAAGTAGCCGGGGTGATAATCGGCGTTTGATTCGGGCGGTAAATCAGTTCTGGGAACCTGATTATCAGAATGAACATGATAACGATCATGGGTTAGGCTTCCCCCTCGAAAGCCGGAGTTCGGCGCGTATCTCACCAAGTTGAATCAGTACGTCTTGCATCGTCCGCTGGATCGAATCGTAAGTTTTGTCTACCCGCTCTTCTACGTTAGTCATGCGGCGTTCGGCCTCGATGAGCCGTAGCATGATTCTATCGTTGGTGTTTATCAGTGAAACATAGATCGTGGTTAGAGCAACAATGCCGCCCGCTACCACGATGGCTATAGCCCACCATTCACCTAAGCGGAAGGTAACGGGCCGGGGCTTATCCGCGTCAGACTGGTCAATCACTGCATAGCCTCCGGGATTGTCGGTGCGGGTGAAGGCTTTTTAACCTTGCCAAGTTGTTTCTGGATGCTGCGTACCACCTGCTCAGTAACGCGGTCCTGCTTAGACCGGATGAGCTTGTACGGGTTTTCCGTAGTGATTTCCTTGATCGCCTCCCCGGTCGCTACCAGTTGCTTGACCGTCTTGCGTTCCCGCCAGATGTGGTAGGCAACGATTACGGCCCCAACGCCTAGCAGGGACAGAGCGATTATCGCCCGGTACGCAATAAGCCACTGCCCCACAACGGCCCCTACAGCCACGCTCACGCCTAGGACCACGCCTTGCCATGAACGGAGCCATACGCCGGCAAAGACTGCCCCGGCCAGTCCTAAGA